AGCAATGCCATCTCTATCTGTAGTGGCAAGCTCTAGGTGCTGATTACCCGTGCTTTCCTTTACCCACCACTGGAAATACCCATTCGGCAAGTTAACGATGCTACACATGAACTTGAGGCCGGGTGGTCTAGACGCAGAGACACCGCTGTTGCCACTAGGCTTAGAGTCTACATAGCCTTTAGTCGCCGCATGATGTGACTCGGTTGGCTCCTTTAGGTTATATACGCCAAGCTGACCACCAACGCTGTGTATTAGTGTTTTGTTCTTACCTTCTGAGTTGTGCTGCCTAACCTTCCAATCAGTTTCGTCAGGAAGCTGGTTGCTGCCTTCGGTTTTCACGGTGACACGCTCAAAGTAATCGTTGAGGGTCAGAGTGTCTTCACGCAGGACTTCATCTTGCTGATCAACGTAGGCGATAGTCGCTATGCCAGCCGGGTCATACTGCGACAACATGACGAACCCGTATGGGCCGACAAACATTTCGTTTAGATCGCCGTTGATCTTGGTGACACTGAAGAAGCCTTGCGACTCACTAGTAACTCGCAACTCGGCCATGCCCATAGCGCCATGCGCTAGACGGATGACATCGCCAACCCCGACTCGGTCAATATCGACAGGCGAGCCGTCAGCGTCGACATTGCTGATCTGAATGTGCGCCGCCTCTTCGATCTTGTAGACCATCTGCATGGTATCGTCGAGAAGGTTGAACTCGCCATGCCTCGGAGTCTGATTGCTCTGAGTGAAGTTGAGCGTATGTTCACCGACCGCACCCTCAATCTGCTTCACCTTATTCTCAAGAGTGACTAGATCGCTTTTGATCTCCTGCTGCACGCCTTCGCCAACTTTGACTCGGCCCTCAATCGCACTCTGCTCGCCTAATGCGTGAACGATCTCAGCGGCGATGATCTCTTGCTTTGCTTCGCCTGCTTCAACGCGGCCCAGTATCTGCGCCTGTAGCGCCTCGCCAGCGTCCACCCGGGCGCCCAACGGGGAGCAAGGAAACCAGCCATCATTTGCATACACGAAAAGCTCAAGCCTGCCGGTGTCGTACCAGCACAGCCCTTCCTCGGGATTCTCTGGCGGATCTTCAGCAACGATCGTCCCGGGTGGTATCTCACCAGCTTCAATGTCCTCTATCTGCTGGAGCACAAAGCGGTTCACTTCCATCTGATTGGTAAGCTGATCAATCTCCTCAGGCGTAGCCCTAAAGCGGCCTTTCGTATCCCGGAAAAGGATGTCCGGCCGGGTCGCTACCTTGTCTGTAGTGAGATCTTCTAGATCTGCAACGATGTTGCCAACATACTGGTTGAAATCTTGCTGAGTGTTGTACTGACCTTGGATGTCCGATGTCTCTCTCTGCGGATTAGTCAGTAATACATTGTTTGTAAATATGGGGCCGCCATCTGTTCCGCCGCCACCGCCACCAGAGCCGCTGCCGCTACCCATGGACGATGCGCCACCAATCAGGAACCAGTAATCAATGCCTGACTCAAAGGCAGAGCCCTTCGGGTAATGACCTTTGTTGGCCCTGTGAGCAATATAGATCTCATTGCCAAAGGTGATCATATCGCCGGCTGAGTAGCTGGCTCCTACTTCGTAAAGTCCGCGATAGAACCTGACCGGAACTGCCTTCTGGTCTTCGGCGTGGTGCATGTAATTGCCGACTAGAAATTTGACCGTCTCTTCAACACGATCGAAAATCTTATCCTCTTCTGAGGCGTGATATGACTTAGTGATCTCGGCGGCAGCAAACATCACCGGGCCCAGGTCAGCACCAAAGGTCTTGGTCTCTCCCTTGGCAGTCTTGGTCGATACGATTAACTGATCGCCCTCAACCTCAACATCGACAATGGTGTCGCCCTGGGCGCCATCAATGCCATCCTTGCCGTCAGTACCGTCACGGCCTTTGGCTCCCTTCAGTCCCTTTGGCCCGCGGCCGACAATAAGCCTGGCCTCATCATCAGTCTGTAGGAAGCAGCCGTAGTCCTTTACGTAAAGATCACCGGGTAGAAATTTAGCTTCGGGAGAGTAAGCGCCAGCGAACCTGAATCCAAGGTTGCCTACTCGCTCCCAATCTTCGTTGTCTGGGTTTTGCGCTGTATCTTTCGTAGCACGGAAATACTGGCCGAAGTGATACTGGACCAGGTCCCCTTCGCGGTAGACTCGATCTTCCCATACATCGACTTCAATGCCGACGCCTTGGGCGCCTTCTTCGCCTTTGGCGCCATCTTCACCTTGGGCTCCGTCTTCGCCTTTGGGGCCGGCTTCGCCTTGCTCACCTTGCTCACCCGCTTCGCCTTGGGGGCCGACTTCGCCTTGGTCGCCTTGCTCGCCGGCTTCTCCCGGCTGGCCTTCTTGTCCTTGCTCACCTTGCTCTCCTTTCTCCCCGGTCAATCCTTGCTCGCCTTGGTCGCCCTGATCACCCTTGGGCCCGACAGCGCCATCAGCACCATCCTTGCCCTCTACGGGCGCAGGTTGCTGTATCAACTCATCGACAAGCTCTACTACTTCTGCCAAACCCTTTTGTAACGGTTCAGTCTTCTCGGTAACGAATGCGTTTATTTCGCCCGCTAAAATGTCTAAGTCGGTATCTTTCATTTGCGCAATGCTTTCCTAAAGTCCAGTGCGTTAAACGCTCGCTCCTCTGTCTGCTCAGTTATGGCAGCGGGTGCTGGCGCGGCGGCTACGGGCTCTGGTGGCTGATAGCCTAACGGAACCATCTGCTGCTGAACGATGGGATCTTCGCCGTTGGCAACTGGGTGCAGTCCTTCCTTCTTACGGGCCTCGTTAACTGTGTATAGACCGCCTTGAATGGCCGCAGTTAAGCCTGTGATCCTTGCCTCAAAGTCCGCACGCAACAACGGCTGAGTATCAAAATCTATTCGCTCATTAGTCGGTAGGTCAAAAATCTTCGTGAACGATTGCTCAAGGTTCTCCAGGAAGCTACCCAGAGACACTGAGAGCCACAGAGAGATCATCTGCTCAACGTTAGACAGCGTTGCGTGACTCATGTCACCGATGATCGGCAATGGCGTACCGTAGACCTTACAGATCTCCTCAATCGACATGCGCTGCGCTTCTATAAGTTGCGCATCCTGCGATGTCACATGCATAGAAGAGAACTTAAGCCCGCCACTGAGAACTGGCACATGCCCCTGGGCAATACGCTGAGACTGCTTTGTCCATGCCTCACGTAAGCTCTCAATCTGGTCGCGGTTCAATACGTTGTCCGTAGATAATATGCCGCTTGGTCGGCTCATCTGCGAAAAGAAGTGGGCCTGGCTGTTAGACAGCGCAACGTTAACACCGGCCGCTAATGCCGCACTGCGCAATGGCCCCTCACCAATTAACGGGTGCCTTGGGCAATGAGTGCGCAAGTGCAGAATATCTCTAGCAGGGAGCAACACAGTTACTTCATTGCTCAGAAACGGGTTGCTGCCGCCTACACCGTAGAAAAGCTCCTTCTCCTCTGGCGTAACATAAGGCGAGCAGGAGTTGCTGTCCGCTCGATCTAGACTAACAATCTCACCACGGTTGTTACGCGATGCCATGGCAAACGCTTCACCGTCAAACATAAGCCCGGCCACTGAGTTCATGATGAACTGTGACCAAGTTTCATATGAGTTAGGGGTGCGGAAAATACGGGAGGCAGCACTAGTGGTTACTGTCTGCCACTCATCGTTGCCGACCATTCTTTTGTGTACAGGCCGGCACTGGCTTACCGCTCTGGCAGTAGCCATGACACAAGCGTAAGCGGTAGGTATCTCTCTACCATCCGATTTAGGCATCGTCAGATTGCGCTGGTAGCCGTCTTCTATGCTACCTAAGGGAAACCTGGTGCCGTACTCGCCATACCCTGCGAACGGCCCCCTGTTACTCCCCTCGGCACCACCGAAGGGCATCCATGACTTAATCTTCGACCTGAGGCTCATCTACCGACTCTACGTCCATTTGAATGGGAGCGCCCTTCTCTAACGAGCCGCTATCGATTGCTTTCTTCTTGCGTGTCTTCTTCTCCGCCAATGAGACGGGCTTGGTAAACAGATCCCGGCGCTTAAGCGCATAGGAGGTTTTACCTTTGGGGTCTTCAGCGCAGTCCTTACTAACGGCTGCGTCAACCAACTCATCGGGAACCTCAATAAATCCGGTCTGCCCCTTAAGCTCAACGGTGCGCTTATACACCCACATCACTTTAGCCACAATAATCTCTCCTTACTCAGGCTCAGGCTCTGGCTCAGGCTCAGGCTCTGGCTCAGGGTCAGGCCCTGGGGCAACAGATACAGGATCTGCGAAGTAATCGAATACCTCTAGGCTGTTTGCGCTCAATCCAGTTGGGTCTTGAGCCGCATCACCGTCAACAAGCTGGGTATAAACAGGTTCCATAACCTGCTGAAAACCCGTCTTGCCATTTAATTCTATGGTTCGCTTATGAACCCACAGTGTTTCACCAGCTATCATGATTCCTCCTAACGGAAAAGGCGGCCCGAAGGCCGCCGTTCATTTTTACCATGCAACGTTGTCGATCTGCTGAACAGATCCACTTCGCAATTCGGCCCAGTCGGTAAAGAGCACCATGCGAATTCCGCGAGTGTACGTCTGATAGAAGCTACGCACGGGATCAGCTGCAGTGCCATCAACGATAGGCGATACGTCTGCTTGTGTCTGCTCCATGTGGACAGTCGCTTCAGTTGACTCCATGAACTCAGGCGGATCCATCGCCAATACAAAGTTCGCAGTGTCTACCAACCATACCTTGTCATTCGGTGCAGTGACCGAAGAGACAACTGGGTAGCCGCGCAAAGTGCCCTGAGCAAGCTCTGGGAACATAGGAGCACCAACAGCGTTGGTAGCCCACAGAAGCGCCATACGGTTAGATTCTGACATTACCCATACTGCACGTCGGCCCATGCTGTTAGCCGTCAGAGCGACTACAGCTTCGCCCAAGACAGTCATAGCATCCTTGCCAGTAGCATCAATGTGCGGAGTAGCCGCAATCGCCTGCAATCCAGCAGGAGTAACATCATCACCAGCGAAGGCGCTCAGGAATGCCTGATCAAGGGCAACCGAAGTATCTTCTACGATCCAACGTCGGAACTCACCCATAATGGCAGGAGTTGATCGACGGACGATCTCTTCTGACGCGGTTGAGATTACAGCGATGGTCTTAGGTGTCAGAGTCTTGCTACCCAATGCCGCTTGTCCAACGCGGATAGGTGCGCCTTCCGCCCGGAAAGCACCAGCCAAGTTTGGCGACTGCTCACGGTATGGAATCTTGATGCTGGCAGAGTTGCCAAAATCAATAGGCGTAAGACCCATGTTAGGCAGGATAGCCTCTGGCTGAAGGAGCTCCATGAATTCTGCAATTGACTCTCTGCAGAGCTCAGCTGCCCAGCCCTCAACATTCGTCATCGCGGGAGCTGCTGCACCCTTGTTGACGATAGAAGCAACAGCCTTAACAGTGTCATCAGCACCAGCATAACGATCGATAACCTGATCAATAGGCCGGCCAGTGATAACTGACTCAAACTTCGCTGCAGCGTTCATTACCAAACGATCAACTGGCTCAATGCGCTTGATCGTGTGAACACCAGGAGCCTGTACAGGAGTAGATTCTACTGCAACAGCCTTAGTCTTCAGGCGCTCTTCGATGCCGCGGAGGCGCTTAACCTCTGCTTCAGCAACGTCGATACCTTCGATCAACTCATCAATGACAACGGCTGACTCTTCGTTGCCTTCTTCGTAGGACTTCGACTCTGCAGTCAGAGCGTCCTTCAACTCAATGGCCTTTGCTTCGGCCGCTACGATTTTTTCTGCGGTAGACATTATCGTCTCCTTGATATTAGTGTGTAAAAATCACCTAGCCTCTAGAGAGGAAGGCATCTGCTTTCTTAAGCGCAACGGCCGCGCGCTTCATTCTGTCCTCACGCTCAGACTCATAGTCGAAGAGCTCTTCGTCACAGTCTAAGGGTGTGGATGAATACTGTTTAATGGTCGCAATCCCAGCATCTGCATTAGCCGGGATGGCCACTAATGATGTCTCAAAGATCTCTATCTGCTTAAAAAGCCGGCCGCCAGACTTAAGTGGCTCTGACTGCAACGGCCGGAAGCCGATAGAAAATGCCCGGATAAGACCGGCCTTAACTTGCTTGATGGCACGGTCTACATACTCAAGACCTGAGTCTTTCGGCAGCTCTGCCTCAATCTCAATGCCGACAGGCGTAACTTCAGCTTTGGTTACCTGGCCCACGGGCAAATCGTGATCGTGTGACGCCAGCAGCGGGAACGGTAAATTGAACTTGGCTCCCTTTGGCTCAACAATGTCACCATCCCGGTCAGGGGTTGGCGTAGAAGCGATGCCGGTGATCGTAAAATGATCTTTACCGTTATCAAGCTTCTTAATGGTTAGGGTTGAATAAGCTTTAGTGCTTTCCTGATCCATAGATCCACGCTCCGCAAATGTGGCAGAAATGCCTTTCGGCCAGCCTTCGTAGTTAGAACGAAATGTCCCTGGGATAGCCTGGTCAGGCTCCCACTGAACGATGATGTGATGAGTGACGATACCTTCGACTTCACGCTGTCGAATGTTGTCTGCTGTAAACCCGTGCTCTATTGCCCAATCAATTGCTGCTTCTTGGGTATATAAATCGGCCTCAAGCCAAAGGCATTGCAAATCCATCAGACCAGGCCCGACCGGTATTAACTGGGCGTGAACTAGCCCCAGAACCGTTGCCTCGATCTGGTTTACGAACCTGCTTTGTTGGCCTTTCCCTTGACATATATACTTCTACATGTAGTGGTATTAGCCCGGATAGGCCGAAGATAACCACAAGATATGGGTATGTCAAGCAACCCAGAAGCTTAGGTCGCTACCCATTTCTTCCGGCTTGTGAACACAGGGGTAAACTGCCATCAGTGCAGCAACAACCGCATCAATTTTCGGCCCGTGCTCCTTTGGCTTGGACAGCTTGCGATTGCCACTAGGATCTGACACTGCAATGGCGGCAGCAAGACCCATATTCAGCACGGCGTTATTATCCATCTTCAGGCGCTTCTGCAGTAAGGCAGTCTCAAACGCCTCAAGCCGCGGAGACATAGACTGATAGCCCTGACCAATACCCTCTCGATGCGCCAGAGTGGCAAACCCTTTCTCATCAGCCGCCTTAAAGAACTCCTTTGCCCTCCAGCGGTCAAAATATACGCCAGACACCTCAACACCCTGATCATCAAGTAGCATCGTAAGCCACTCGCAAATCATCTCGTAATCCAGCGTCTCACCGGGAGGCGCATACAGTATGTCCTGATCGGCCCAAACATCGTAAGGAACCCTATCCCGGTTGGCCCGCTCCCTGATTCCGCCCAATGGCGTGAACGAAAGCGTCTTCAGGTGGATATGCTCACCATCATCCGCCGCCAGCACACAAGCGGTCAGGTCATTGACCTTGGACAGGTCCAGGCCCGCATAAACAGTGTTACTGCGGAACACAGCCCAATCAGATTCACCGTTATTATCCGCAACAATCTTAGGTGCAAAAGCCTGCCTCTCTAGCGAAATGCGGCAATTGAGTAGCAAATTGCGGCTCATCGCCTCCATTGACGGCAATCTGCTGGCCTGGTGCAGCTGCTCAGCCAGATCTTCCTCCGACCGGAAAAGCCCCAAACCTGGATTGGCCTTCTTCCACTGCTCTCGATCCATCAGATCGCAGTCATCATCGGCCCGATAGATATGAACAACCGTTTTCGGGTCATCCGACTTAATCGCATCGTCAATCAGGGATGACAGCAAATCAGCGTCATTAGCGGCCTGAGTGCTGATAAATATCTGTAACGGATTTTCATGTGCGCCCTGGGACGTAATCAATGCGTCGATGAACTTATTCGACGGGCCCACGATCTGACCAGCCTCATCTGAGATGAGTACGGCAGGAGAAAGCCCGTGGGCGCTCTGTGCGTCCGCTGACAGGGCTTTGTACGTAGTATTGGCCTTCAGCCCTATGATCGTCTTACTCGACGGTATGATGCGTGTGAGCGTCGACAGAGCCGGGTTCAGCTGAATCATCTTAACGGCAAGGTCAAACACCAATGCCGCCTGATCCCGGGTAGCGGCCGCAGACACAATGCTGGCGTTTGGTCGGCGTAATGCGGTTGAACACAGATGAGCCAGCAACAAAGCGGCGATTAGGGCTGTTTTGCCGTTCTTCCTAGCCATGCTGAGAATGGCTCGCCTAGTCTTCGATTCGTT